GTGCCCGCACTTACTGTTCCTGGACTATCAGTTCCTGGTTTAACAGTCCCAGGACTTACTGTGCCTGCACTAAGTATTCCTGCTTTAACAACAACCTTGCCAAGTAGTGTTGTTAACTATATAATTAAAACATAACTGTTAACGGAGGGGAAAATGTTATCGTTTAAAGTTCAATATAGGTTGCAAGGCCAAACGTTTAAAAAAACTATTACTAAAGTGATTGAAGATGATTTGATGTCGTCAGGTCAGTCACGTTACTTTATGAGAGAAGATGGTTCTAGGATTGAAGTTCCTATTACTGCTGAGTTTTACTTTGGCGCAGATCGTGCAGAGTTTATTAAACAAATGCATGAAGCACATGCTAAAGCTAATGATGATGCCGATAATCCACCTGTTGTATCTGGTAATATACCTGGTATGGCACATCCAGCTAATTTACAATAGGAGTTACAATGTCTAAGCCTCCTATAGAAATTGTAGATGCTTTAAATATAGACACTTGCACTTGGTTGTATAATTTTGCTGATTCTAATCCAGCTGCTTTTATTAATGACAACCAAGTTATAGGTATGTTTAAAGATAAAACAATTCCATTAAAGAATCTACATAGAACTATGCCGGATCCTTTTGGACAATTAGAGAGAGTTTTAAATGTATCAAGATTTATTGCTCAAAAATCAATTTTAGACTACTATGAAGAATATAGTTATCCAGAAAATACAGAATTAGTAAAATGGTTGCCTGGTGATAGTATGAGTGTACACTCAGATAATTCTTGGACAGAAGGTAACGGGTTAGAAGAGAAAAAAGGAATAGATCATCCTACTAAATATAGAACTTATTCTGCTATATTTTATATAAACGATGATTACGATGGTGGAGAGATATATTTTCCTAATTGGGATATTGAAATAAAACCTAAAGCAGGTTCCTTAGTTATTTTTCCCTCAAACGATGAATATGTACATGGCGTGAAAGAAATTAAAAATATAAATAGATATAGTATAGCAATATGGTATGCAGGACAAGAATATTATGCAGAATAAACCACCTATAGAAATTAAAGGCGTTCTTAATAGGGATACGTGTCTTAAGTTACATAACTTTATTGATACAGATCCTATAGCTTTTAAAGAAGGAGAAAAAACTATATGGTATAATTCTCTACACAAAAAAATGGGGGACCCATTTGCACAAGTTGAGCATGCATTAAATACCGTAAGATTTAGTGGACAAAAATCAGTTTTAGATTATTATGGAGAGTATAGTTATCCAGAGAATACACAATTAGTAAGATGGGAGGTAGGTGAAGATATGGACTGCCATTCAGATTTCTCTCCAACTGCTGATAATAATAAGTCTAATCAAAAATTTTGGAGTAGCTATACTGATACTTATAGAACTTACTCTGGTATTTTTTATATAAACGATGATTATGAAGGAGGAGAAATTTATTTTCCTCAGTGGGACATAGCAATAAAACCTGAAATGGGTTCACAGGTTATTTTTCCCTCTACAGATGATTATTTTCATGGAGTAAAAGAAGTTAGAAATTCAAAAAGATATACTATTACTACATGGTATGCTAGTGACATAAAATATGTAGAGTAAAAAGTATAATGTGGAGTAGTTATGCCGGACAACATAAGAGAGTTAGATCAAGTGCAAGCAGAATTAGATATTTTACACGAACGTTCTCAGAATAACAAAGCGAATATTTCTTCGCATGAAGCTGTTTGTGAAGTAAGGCATAAAATTATAATGGAAAATATGGATGCTATATCTAAAGAACTAAGAGTTATTCATTTAAAGCTGAATGACGTACAAGAACTTGCAACTAAAGGTAAAACCTCTCTTCACACTTTGCTATGGGCAGGTGGTGTTGTAGCAGGATTAGTAACTCTTTTTTCTGTATTATATAATATGTTACCTAAATGAACACAAAATTTTTTAAGATTAATGTAGATAAGTTATGTAGTAGGCTTCCTCAATCTGTAGTTTTTAACGAATCTCAAAAAGCTATGTTAGCAGGTTTAGAAGAAAATAGATTTTTTGTACATGTAGCTGCGCGTCGTACTGGTAAATCATATTCAGCTGCTATTATTGCTTTTGCAAAGTTATTAGAACCAGGTCAGCAGGTAATGGTTGTTGCTCCTAATTTCTCTCTATCTTCTATTATTTGGGACTATGTTACTGACCTAATTAAAAATTTAGAAATAGAAGTTGATAAATTTAATCAAAAAGATAAGGTAGTTAAACTAATAAATGGCTCTATATTTAGGTTACTTTCAGCTAATAATAGAGATTCTCTAGTTGGTCGTGCTGCTAATCTACTAATTGTAGATGAAGCCGCAATTATACCTCATGATGAGTATTTTACTCGTGATTTACGTCCTGCACTATCTACATTTAAAGATTCTAGATGTTTATGGATTTCTACTCCTCGTGGTAAAGGTAACTATTTATACGAATACTTTATGAGAGGTAAAGATGATGAATATGACGAATGGGGATCTTCTATACACACTTGGAGAGCTAATCCTTTACTATCTGAAAAAGATGTTATGGAAGCTAAAAGAACTTCTACAAGAGCACTATTTGCACAAGAGTATGAATGTGAGTGGACTACCACGGAAGCACAGATATATGAATATTTAGATGAAACAAAACATATTGATGATTATGCAGAAAATAGATATTCAGAAATTATTGCAGGACTCGATGTTGGGTATCGAGATGAGAATGTATTTGTTGTTATAGGCTATGATGGTACATCTTACTATATTCTTGATGAATATATATCTAAAGAATCTACTACCTCTGAATTAGCTGGTGCAATACAAGAACAAATAGATCGGTGGAATATAGAAACTATTTATATAGATTCTGCAGCACAACAAGTAAAAGCTGATTTTGCATATGACTATGACATATATTGTGAAAATGCTATTAAGTCTGTTAATGATGGTATAGCTTGTTTACAATCATTAATAGAAAATGATAATCTGTATTTTGATACTATGGGAGGAAAACATACTTATTCTGCTATGAGTTCTTATAGATGGAATCCTAATACTGAAAATCCTAAACCTATTCATGATTGGACTTCTCACCCTAGTGACTCCGTCAGATATGCTATATATACTCATTCTAAAATGAGTGGTGTATCTATTTATGGCTAATGTACGATTAATAGTTTTAAACTATAAAAGACCCGATAATGTATATAAAATTATTAATACATATACTAAATTACTTCCTATAAGTGTAGTAAATAACAATCCTGAAGAACCTTTTCCTTATTTAGGTAATGGAATTGATGTTATAAATAATGAAAAAAATTGGATGTGTATGGAAAGATGGGTAAGATGTTATGATTATGATGAACCTTATAAATTTATTATAGATGATGATTTATTGCCCCATCCTTCTTTACTTAAAAAAATGTATAGTAAACGATCACCTATAGTGGGAGTATACGGAAAATCTGGAGTAGCTACCGCTAATTCTTATGAGGAATTAAAAGATCACTGGAATAAAGATTCTAAAGTAGATTTTTTAGTAGGAGCAGTTAATTTAGTAAAACAATCAGCATTAGATTTGATACAAAAAGACATAGAAAAAATAGGTTATCCCAAACGAGGAGATGATATAATCGTATCTTATTTACTTAAAAAGTATTTAAATTTAAAATATCTTGACACAGTTGGTGGGAAAGTGTTAAACTTACCAGAAGATGATGTAGGATTGAATACTAATATAGAACATTATAATATGAGGTGGCAGGTAGTTGAGCAGTTTAAAAAGATTTCCTATTAAGTATATAAGAGACTATATTAAAAAAGATTATAAAACTAGAGAAGATTGTTATATCTGTGGTAGTAAAACTAAATTAGAGTTACATCATTTATATAGTGTAAGTGAATTGTTTGGTAAGTGGTGTGATAAGAACAGTATAAAAGATGTAACTAGTGTTGAAAAAATTAAAGAATTAAGAGTTATTTTCGCAAAAGAGTGTGAAGATGATTTGAGTCATAAAAATTTATTTACATTATGTTCTAATCATCACAAACAGTTACATAGTATATACGGGCAGACCTATTCTAATCATTTAGCGCCTAAAATTAAAAATTGGTTAGATATACAAAGGACGAAAAATGGCAGATAATAAAATGGGATTTAGAGAATGGATTGCTGAAAAGCTTAATCCAGCACAGCCATCTATTGCTGCTTTATCGCCTTATGCTTCTCCAGAGACAATTGTAGATTTTGAACAAGCCTATAGAGAGATTGAAGTTATTCATCGCTCTGTTGAAATGATCATAAACTCCTGCACTGAAATACCATTTATAGTTGAAGGACAGTCTCCTGCTAAAAAAGTAAATAAACTACTTAATATAAAACCTAACCCTTTTGAAGATAGAGTAAGATTTTTTAGAAGAGCTTTTTTAGACTTTATGCTAGATGGTAATGCTTTCTTTTACTATGATGGTAATGATATTTATATACTTCCTGCTAATGATGTAGAAGTAGTGCCTGATCCTGTTACTTTTGTAAATCACTATAATTATTTGATAGCTAATCAACAAGCATCTGATAATTTTTTTAGCGGTAGAAAACAAACTAGAAAAGCCGATACTATTCAATTTGCTCCTGAAGAGATTATACATGTAATGGCTGAGAATGATGAATCTATTTTTAGAGGCACTTCTAAACTTAAGTCTTTACTTAAGCTAATGGAACTTTATTATTATATGATTAAGTTTCAAAGACAGTTTTTTAAAAATAATGCTCTTCCCGGTTTTGTATTATCTACAGATAATATACTCTCACAAAGAGTGAAACAAAGATTACTTGAATCTTGGCGCTCTACTTATAATACTATTTTTGATGGTGCACGTAATCCAGCTATTTTAGATGGGGGACTTAAGATTGATCCCTTTTCTGCTGTAAGTTTTGATAAACTAGATTTTGAAAATTCTATAGAACGTATACAAATGGATATGGCTAAAGCTTTAGGTGTACCTTATGTACTTTTAAAGTCTGGAAATAATGCTAATATAGATGCTAATCAAAAATTATTTTATTTACAAACTATACTTCCTATGTTAAATCAGTTTGGGAGTGCTTTTTCACATTTCTTTAATAATGGTGTTACTATCCGTCCTAATAGATTAGTAGTTCCTGCTTTACAACCAGACAATAGAACACAAGCTATTTATTATTCTACTCTGGTTAATACAGGAATAATAACCCCAAATGAGGCTCGTGAAGGATTAAAATTTCCAAAATTAGAAGATAATGATACTATAAGAGTACCACAAAATATAACAGGTAGTGCAACAGACGCTACCCAAGGTGGAAGACCTGTTGAAGGGGATTCTACAGTCGAGGAAGAAACAAATGACGAATAAAACATTATATCTAAACAGTTCCTTCGAAACAAAAGCCTTAAAAAAAGGATCAAAATCTCTTAAAATTGCTGGATATGCTAATACCACTGCTAAAGATCGTTCTGGTGACGTTGTCACTGCTGAGGCGTGGGCTAAAGGTGTAGAGAATTTTAGAAGAAATCCTGTAATGCTTTATCAACATAAACATGATACACCTATTGGTCGTATTGATAAAATTCAAGTTGATAAAAAAGGTATATTTGTTGAAGGTTCTGTAAGTGAAGCAGCTGAAAAACTTCACGGAGTACAGACTTTAATTAAAGATGGAGCTTTAAAAAGTTTCTCAGTAGGTTTTAGAGTTAAAGATGGAAAATACAATAGAGAAGA